CGTCAGCTTGTCGATCTTCTCGTCAAGATCCACCTTTTCGGCTACTACTCGCTCTTGGTATGGTGCCATCGTTAAATCTCCAACAAGTGCCGGCCTTTATTGGGAGCCGACTAACCCACCATTACCCTTTAATTTATTTATCATCTAAGGGGTCATCGCCTTCCTCATCTTCGTGAAGGTCCGTGTCTTCGGTGAACACATCGTCATCGATGCAAACGTCCCAGAAGTCTTCCTCAGTCTCCGTCCTGGGGTCGTGGGAGTGACCGGTGCATCTTCCCCAAGTCGATTCGTCGCCAGGTCCAGGTAGTATGTTGCTCATGATCTACCCCCAAAACACTATGTAGCAGAATGCAATCGCCGCCGCCAGAATGACCGAGTAGCAAATCCAGAATGCCCTGGTCGCCTCCCGGTCGTACAAATAGTGAGCTTCTTCCTCAAACATTTCCTCCCACTCTTCTGGGGTGATTCCGTCCACCAGAAACCGTCTCTTGGGCTCCGCCAAGTGGTCGAAGGCCTGGGAAGCAGTGATCTTCCCCTTCTTGAATTTATCCATGATTTCCTCCGACACGTCCACCTCGATGGTGTGCTTTTCCCCCGAGAACGGGGATGTCTTCGTCACTTTCACAGGCCCGCCCCTTTCTTGGTGTGCTTGTACGCCAGGGTGGCGTAATTGGCGATGTCCAGCCAACTGTCCAGGTGGTTAGGGTTTCCGCAGACCAGCCTGGAAACCTTCGATAGAATCTGGTCCAGGGCCTCCCGCTGGACCCTGGAGAATTCCGGGTTCCTGCTCAGGGTTTTCAGTTCCTGGGCCACGTACGCGTTGTCCCTGAAATTTCCGTACTTCGATTCCCGTTCCTTCGAAACTTTTGAAAAAATCTTCATACTCTTCCTCCGGATAAACCATTACACGTAAAAGATTGTGGAGAACTATTTCCCCATGCCATATCGTTGTCGCCAACTTCCTCCATGTTTCCTCGCCGGGGCTCCTTCTAAGCATACCGGCCGCCGACCCCGGCACGATCATGTAATCGGTGCCCCACTGAGCCAAAAACAGGGGCCGTCCTCCTGCGGCTATTCTGTCTTCGAACCAATTCACCTGGGTTGCCCTGACTTCGACTAGGGGGCCGCATTTCAACTCGATCCACCCCTCAACCCCCCTGTGGCAGTACGACAGGTCAGGAATCCCCGGGGACGTGTTGGGGCTCTCCACCCAACTCAGCGACACCGGCAAATTCTTCCTTGATTCGAACAGCTTCTTCAGCTTGTCTCTTAGCTTGCCTTCTTTTTTCGGGGTCATCAAACGGCCTTTCCAGAATCCTGTCGATCACTTTTCTTGTTGCGTCTTGAAGGTCTTCGCAGGCGTTCCGCATCGCTTCATACAACTTGTCCTCGGCGAATTGCACTGCCCTCGCGCCCCTGGTGCCACTGTTGTGCTGCCTGATGAAATTCCAGTTGTCGATCAGGTCGGCCATTTTGACGATGGCTTTGGGCATGCCGCTTTCGGGCAACATTTCTCGAGGGGCACCGTAGTCAAACTTGTCTGGGCAGAACCCGGACTCCACCATTGCCTCTTTCACCGGGGTAGAGATATCGCCGGAATACGCCTCCAAATAGTCGTGGATGATGGCGTAATAGCAAACGTCCCTCTCGGTGTAGCCGACCTTGTTGTAAATCTCCCTGTAGATAGCCATGGCTATAACAGCCACGTTGAATGAGTGGGTGGCCACGTTGCTCTCTCTGGTGGTGCCCACCGTGGTCCATCTCTGCACGTACTGCAGGTCCAGCATCTTTTCAATCGGGGTTATCATGCTTCAGAGCTCCATTTCTTTTGACCCATTTTCTGCTTCGGTTGATCGCCATTTTGTTCTTGAACTCCTCCTGCAGGTCCACCCCTGTTAGGTGGGCTATGTCCAGGAGGAGGATCAGGACATCGGCGCACTCTTCCCCTACGTTCCTGCTCCCGGTGAACACGGCGTCCATTAATTCAGACACCTCCTCCACCATTTTAATGGTGGTGTGCATCGGGTGCCTGTCGGGGAATATCCCAGACACCCATTCCACTACTTCATCGGTCATCGGGGGCAAGGAATTCATCACCCCTCCTCGGTAATGTCTGACGGGTAGGGGCCATACCCCATCATTGTGGTGGCCGTCCTGCCAAACAGCCCCAGGTGAGCCTTGTGGATGATTTCCAATGCGGCCCACGTGTGCTCGTAGTTATACTGAGCGAAGTTGACAAACACTTTATAGGGGGCAGACATGAGCAGGGCTTCCTCGATCTGGTGCCTGGAGAACGTCGCGATTCTACGTTCCCTCCCAGTGACTGTGGTCTTCTCGGAAGGAACCCCCAACTCCCCGAAGGAAGTCTCCTTCTGGTCCTTGTACCAGCCGCCGCTGTTCCCCTCGGAGATGTTTCCGACCCTGATCGGGTGCACCCGGCACGACCCATACACATGGCGGACCCAATGCATCGGGAGAGAAACATCAGCCACCACCCTGGCGGGGGTGCAGTCCCTGCTGGTGCAGTGCGGGTAAAACCCGCTGGAGATTCCAAGACTGTACCCCTGGCTTCCTTCCACCAGAGCATCGCCGGACGACAAAAAGGTCTGCAGCCACTGCCACTGGTTCACGATCTCGACTTCTGGCACCGCATGACGTATCTCGAACTCCCTGTCGCCGGCAATCACTCCGGGGTTTCGCATGATCTTGTCGCACAGGGCGGCTCCGGACCCCTGCATGGTGCTGGCGATCCTTCCCAGGGTCTTCTGCTCGATTTCCTTGTGGGACTCCGACAGGATGCCGGCGGCTTCATGGATCACCAGCCGAGGGCTGGACGGGATACGCCCCTTCAAGTATTCCCACTCCTCCGCCAGCCGCTTGATGGAGAAAACGGAACCGGGGCCAATGGCGATAACCCGAAGGTTCCTGCTGAACACCCCGCTGGGCAACACTTTGTGGACGAACTTGTCCCCGGCGTCGTTGTACGCCGTGTGGCCGGCATTGGGCATGTTAGCCGACACCGCCACTTCATAATGGTTCTTCGAACTGAGGTACCCGGCCAGAGCCCCCTTCCCGGTACTGCCGAACTGCAGGTCCACCAAAACATCTATCTTGGTCATTCCATTCTCCTATCACGGGGACATCCCCCACCATCATTATACCACATCCACCCATCGTCCACAAGTATCAATATGCCCCTTGTGCCTTCATTATAGCAACCTCCAGCACCCCCATGGCCGGTATCTTGGCTTCTTTCCCATCTACTTCGATCCCGTACCGCTTTATCCTGTCGGAGAATACTGCCAGATTCAGCGTGTCGTAAGATGATACCCGGTTTTCCTTAGCCCATTCCCGGTACTCGGCATATAGTTCGTATACCCTGACCCTGCTGGGCCACCTGCTATCGTCGCCTACCGATGCATTCACATCAACGGTGTCGAACGATCCCCGGAGAACAGCCTCATTGAGCCAATGCATGACGCTTTCGTGGTTATTGGATAGTCTTCTTTGTTCCACCAGGGCTTCTGTTCTCGGGGCCACCCTCAAATCCATCGTTATTTTCCTGTTCTGCAGCATATGCAGCAGGGCTCCCATCCCGCCAGTCTCCATCTCGAGGAATATCTGGTTGAAATACTCCCTGTTGCCGGCCTTGCTTCCGTTCACGTTGAGAACCAGCCATCTTCTGGACTGCGGACCGGCAGGGACTATCCAATCCTCGTTGGAGGCTATTATCACCCTGGCCAGATTGTCCACCTCCACCGCGTCGACCCCCTTGGACTCCTTATGTATCCTGGTCTCGGTAATCCTTCCCTTCAGGATGTTCCCAGACTTCCTGTCTCCAGGCCACAGAACCTCGTCCGCGTAGATTATTATGGAGTCAGCCAGATAGCTGTTGAATTTCCCGGTCAGCCTCTCGGAGTCTATCAAATGGGAATAATGAGCTCCAAACAGCCTGCCGAATGTGTTGGCCCATGCCCCCTTCCCGCACCCCTCGATCCCTCGAAGCACCACACAGCAGCCCTTTATCTCTCTGGAATTCTGGACACAATCAGCCATCCAGTCCAGGAGCCATTCATATATTATTACCTCCCCATTGCAGATTATGTCTCTCATATGGAACAAGTACAAAGGGCAGGACGCATTCGGGTCGGGCTCGACCGCCCACCCATCCCATATGTTCAACACATTTTGGGGCTGATCCTCTTGCGGGTATATTCCGACCCCGTTATACGCCCTTCTCAGAGGCGACGCCATCCATATGTCGGACATCGGTTTTTCGACCACCCCTCGGCCAGTAGTAACAAACACCTTTTCTGGGGCGGCCATGTCTCGGAATGACTGCATCGACAGGAAATCCACCTTCTTCCCACCATGATTGTTCTCGAAAGTGGCCACCACCATCGTTTTGCCCATTCGGACCAGGGCATACTTCTTGTTCATCTCGAGAACTCGTTCTTCTATGGCCGAGTCGTTTTCCCCGAATACCACGTCCCCTTCGATTGGTCTCCACCCGGCATCCTTGGCTATGAACAATAGGGTTCCGAATCCCACGGGACCTTCTTCATCAAACGACTTCCACCTAGATGAACATTCTCCCTCTTTTCTCCTTTCACCATTGCTGGACCACTCATCCCATACTTGGAACCCATCGTCTCCCAAGCAGGACTTCAAGCTCATGCCGACCTTCACCCAATCATCATAGGACAGAGAGTCTGGGTCTATTGCTGCCATCATCCTCTCCACCTGCCCAAAAGACAAGTTGCTGGCGGCGTCCTTCTTGGTGGTGGACTCTTTCCAGGGCTGGCCTAGTTTGTTCACCAGCCATTCTGGCATCACCGGTATTTCCCCGCCGTGAATCCATTCATAGCGCTTCCCATCGACGATTGACGGAAACACGACTATGTGTCCGGTGCACCTGTCAGAGAACCCTCCCCTGGTGTCTATTCCATTGGCCACCTTGGAAGAGCTAGACGCTGCGTTCTCCTGCCACAGGAATATGTGGTGAAACCCACCTGACGGCGTTTTCTGGACTGGCCCATCTGGCATTGGCCCTTCTTTGTCCAGAATCTTTTTTAATTCCTTTATGCCGGTGGTCCCTTTGACGGGCTTTGCATCTACGTCCAGGGCCATCACCTTACCGGCACCGCACCCCATGCCCAGATTAAAACCCCGATACTTGCCGTCTTTCCCAAACCACCTGTCCACCGTCTGAGATTTTGTGGTAGCGGAGGAATAGTTTATTCCACCTATCTCGGGGAGCCTCTTGCTTCCGGGCTCCAGGGGCAGCACGGGGATTCCCTGGGACACATAATACAGGGCTGCCTTGTGCACAGCATCGGCCAGAGACTCTCCTGCAACAACTACCAACGACCCCTCGTTTATGTCTATTTTCATCACTTGCCCCAGTAATTGTCCCCCACCCCTTTCAGGTCCAGGACCAGCGGTACCCTAAACCACGGCACCCTGGACCTAATGCTTTCTTGCACCCTTTCGGTCATCTTCTTTGCATCGGCCCCCTCCGGTATGTTCACCTCATATGAGTCATGGGTGTTCATTATCAGCCTATTTCCATGATCCCTGTACTCATCATCCATGGCCAACCACATTTCTTTGTTAATGTCGGCTGATGTGGCCTGGATAGCCAGACCGGATGCTTTGTATGTTTTGAACTTCCGGGGGAACCGGAGTCTTCTGCCGTGGTGGGTCTGGACGTACCCGTAGGATTCGGCTATTACTTTGGCCTTTTTGGCCAATTCTTTGATCCCCGGCAGTCTTCGGTGGTACTCTTCAATGACGCTTTCGGCCAGGGGGCCTGCCTTTTTGTACGTTACTTTATTGCCCCTGGCATCATCGAAGCTGGCCCAATCCCAGTCCATCCCCATCTTCTCAGCAATGGCCCCATTGCCGCTGTTGAAGATCATGGACAGATTCAACTGCTTGGCGTTGGCCTGACCACTGTAGGTGGCATTCCTAGGCAGACCGGTCAGATGGGCCACGTACTCGTGAAGGTCCAATCTCTCGTTCTCGTGGTATGCCTTTATGATGCCGGTGTTATTGACCAGATGGGCGAACGTCCTGACTTCGAAGCTGTGCTGATCCAGCGATGCCCATTTACAGCCTTCCTCGGGCAAAAATACTGGCTTCACAATAGCCGCGACCACCTTGTTCCTGGCTGGTATCTGCTGCAGGGCGGGATCGACATACGACAGTCTTCCAGACCCGGTTCCGCCGTCTTCTCCCTTGTTCTGGTTTATGCGGGGGTATATTCTGTCCCCCACCATATGCCCCAGCACGTGCCCCCCGAGGAAAGTGTCCCTGGTCTTGATCATCGACCTCACCGATGATATCAGGACGGCCCTCCTGTCATTTTCCATGGTCTTCAAGGTGGGGGCATCTATGGATGGCCCACCAGAAGGAGTACTGGGAAGGACGTACCCGCTGTCTGTGACCCAAGCCACATCGTTCTGCTTGACCGGCTTGAATATCTCCCTCATCTGCTTGGTGCTGTTTACATTAACACTTCTGCCCACCAGGGAATCCAACTCATACTGGGACTTTTCTATTTCCTTCGTCAAGTCCGCCATGGCTCGCTCTGCTCTGCCGGCGTCTACTCTTATTCCCTTGCCCTCTGCCTTTATTAGAGGCACCATGACTTTCTTCTCAAAGTCCACTATCTTCCGGATGCCCTGTCTTTCAATCTCTTCTTCTTGCCACTCGTACATGCGAAGAGTCAATAGGGCATCCTTTTTGCCGTACGGGGACACAAGGCTGGTTGGGGCCAGATGTAGATTCGGCATCTGGGCTTGTCTGGTTGGCCTTCCCCCAAACAGCTTGGCGAGGGCTTGATATATGTCTTCTTTCCTCTCCTTTAGATACTTCTCGGACAGGTGATCCAGCGAATACGACATCTCATGCTCGTTGATCAGGCATGCCCTTACCGCCACATCGTCCAGCTTTGATAATGGCACGTAGAGCCCAGACGACTCGGACATGCGATAATCGAAACTGGCATTGAAGCATATAATCTTCCCCTCGAATCGGCTCATTTCGTCATTGAACCAATCCACTATTCCGGGCTCTCGCCTGATGTCGTGGTATTCGGTTGTGCCGTCCGGCAGGGCTATGCTGAACCCGAACACCTTGTCCACCATATATTGCAACCCGGTGGTCTCGGTGTCAAACGAAATGTACGGGCAGCCATCTAATCTCATCTTACCCCCATAAGAATGGGGCAGACATTTCTGCCTGCCCCTTGCCCCTAGAACGGGATGTCGTCGTCGTCCAGATAGCTGCTTTGCGGCTGCTTGGGTGCCGGTCCGCCGTTCTTAGCTGTCAAAGACACTGACAAAAACTTTGATCCGGGGTTCCTGGCGTGCGGGCCTGCCGTTTTGATCCAGCCCGACGCCCAGTACTCCGTGCCCTCAACGTTGATGGACCCCTTGTAATCCGGGTGGTTCGCGGACTCTTTCCGATCGTTCTTGAACAAAGCCCCCTTGTTTGTGTCGTCGTATGGCATGATCAGAGCTCCGCCGATCCGTGGGGAGCGTCGCCCTCAATAGGGGCCTCGCGGTCGACGTCGGCAAGACCGGCCTTGATCAGGCCATACAGCTCCTTGCCCTTCTCGTACAACTCTTGGGACACGTATCCGATGGGCAAAATCCGAATGTTCCAGAATTCGCCTTTATCCGATTTGGCCTCGATGGCCGACGCCCGGTACGCTCGAGCAAACCGATCAACCTCCGCCATCTGGATCATCGTGTTCAGGGTGCGAGACGCCTTGAGCTTGCTCTTGGTCATCGAGAACACGGCCTGCCGGTGGCCGGCATCCGTCAGGAGGATTACAAAATGCTGGTGACACTCGACCACCTCATGTGCTGATGGATCGGCCACGGCACAATGGGCAGCGTTCGCCTCGGCTTCCGTTGGGAATGCACCGAAAAACCCGCCACCGGCAGCGCGTTTCTTCCACAGAATGAACTCCTTACGGAACATCACCGGCACGAAATTCACCGATGGCCCGTACAGTTCGCCGGTCACCGTGTTGTACAGAATTCCTTGCTCGGCACCGGGGATATAAGATGGATCGGTCTTCTTGATTTGGGGGGACAGGGCCTGCAGCAAATCCACGCGGGGCAGGATCATGTCCTTTACGCCCACATCTTCGGAGCCAGCCGACCCCTTCTTCAGCCAATCGGGCCGATCATCCGAGATTCCGGACAATGGGGCCACTACGCTCGTTTCGTTCTTCTGTTCGTTTTTCATCTGATCACCTTTTCACAATGGATGCCCGAGTAAATGGGCTGATTTTGAATTTGTCTTCCGGGAACTCCCTCCCGGCCTTCAGGCCTTCCTTGACCAGGGCCTTCAGGGTCGAGGGATGAACGTACTCGACGATAACGCCGTCGTACCCGTTATCCTTCATCCAATCGTAGGTTTCCTCCTTATTGCCGATGATGCTAACATAAAGGTCCGCTGCAAGCTGGACCCGCCCAATACCGTCGAACGTGACGGTTCTGATCCCTTCCTCGCTCATCAAGTCGGGGATTTGCTTCAACCTGATGTCGTCGAGTTCCTTGGTAAGAGCCTTCCACTCGACGTCCATTTCGTCCATTCTGGCCTGAATTGCCTTCATTCTGGTGGCCAATACCAGAAGTCTGTTGTCTGCGTTCATGTCAGTCCTCAGTGTGTGTCCGAATCTCTAGTATACCACAGATCAGGGCTCGTGTATAGTCTCAACTACAGTAGCGAATCGATTGAGCCTCCTTGAGACAAAGAATAGGACACGAAGTTGGCCAGGGACGATTTTCTGGCGATGGATTCGATCAGGGATTTATCGACGGCCAGATCGCTGGATATATCCACATACATACACGGGTGCACCTGCCCAATCCGGTGAATCCTGTCTTCTGATTGGAGTCGATCCTCCAGGTTGAAGGTATTACTGTAATAGACGGCCAGGGTTGCTGATGTGAGGGTTATCCCAGCACCGCCGACGGAGTGATTGGATACAAAGAACCGTAGGGCACCGCTTTTTTGGAAAATGTCCACCATCGACTGCCGCGCTTCTTGCGGGGTGTTGCCGGTCATCACCATGACAGAGCCAGGGTACTCGGCGTTCAAAGCCGCCCTGATCGCTTCTATTTCCGGCAAGAATCTGGCCCATATTACCGCTTTCCCGTCGAAGTCTTCAAGAAGCTCCAGAAGCTCTTTCATCTTTGGGTTACTGCTCAGGGGGTTGCCCTCGTCATCGAATCCCCCGGCCACCTGCTGGGCTCTCAGCATCGCCTCCAAAACATTCTTCATCTTATTGTTCTTATCTTCTATCACAAGCCTGAGGTGGTTCCTCAAATTCTTGCAGATTTCCTTCTGTTCTCTGCTGGCCTGAACTTCTCTGATTTGGTACGACTTCAGGGGCAGGTCCTTCATGTCAGACTTTCGGATGACGTCGCAATACGGCCTGACTTTATTCATCAGAATATCGGTCTTGGTGTACCCGATGATCTTTTTGCCCTCGTGTCCCCCCATTACACAATATTTGTTCTTGAACGAGTAGTACGAGATTTCTCCTATTGCCCTGGGCTCCACGAACTGCATCTGCGTGTACAAGTCTTGTAGTCCCTGGGTTATGTTGGTCCCGGTCAGGGCCAGTCTGTATTGCGACTCCTGGTACAGTTCCAGGACGTTCTCTGTTCTTTTGGTGTTGTGATGTTTTATCCGGCTGCTCTCGTCCAGGATGGTCATGGACACCCCGCCGGACAGAAACTCTTTGCATATCTCTGGCCCGCTTTTGACGGACATCGCCTCGATCCCCACCACCAGCACTGGGAATGGGCTGCTCTCCAACCCTCTTAGCATGGGTTTGCCAGATTCATGCACATGCAAAGTGTGAGGAAAACCGGCGTATCTGTCGAATTCCTTGGCCCACACCCCCTTGATTGATGTGGGGCAGATGACCAGGAGCTTCTGTATCAACTCATGTTTGCGCCTCAGGCCAGCCAGGGCGATAGATGAGAGCGTTTTCCCAGCCCCCATCACCCAAAACAGGGCGAACCCCGGTAGCGGCCATGCCTTTGTTACCCCCTCCAGTTGGCGGGGCAGAAGGCGCACGTCTTTCAGGACAGAGGACGGGTCGCAGGACAATGGGGGGATGAATACTGATGGTCTGCAAAGCCTGTGTATCTCCTCCGACACCATGTCCGGGGGCAGGCAATTCACCACATGAGAGGCCACTAGCTCATTCAGGGGAGCTATCCAGGTCTTGCTTGGCGCGTTCCAGCGGGCTCCCGCTGATTTCGCGATGTGATTCTCAAAGAACGGAAGACGAAACACTATCTTCCCGTTTTCAACTGATGCTTTCATTCTTTTCCCCAAAAGAAGGGCCGGTTATACGATACCGGCAAACGGGGGAGGAGGGTGGCGTTATGACGGTCGCCAGCCGGGGGATTTAATCCAGGGTGCCGCCCTCGGAATC